GCGATGTGCACGCTCACCTGCAAGGCGCCCGTCGTTGTCATCAACCGTGTCACCCCGATCGCGGACGTGCAAATCACGTTCTCCGCGGAAGAAATCCCCACCCATTAACCGGAGCCCACCATGGGAAAGACCAACCAACAAACCGAGACGACGACCAACGAGACCGCGGCCGCCGCGCCTGCTGCTGCCGCCGCCGCGCCGTCCGAGGAGGTCACGCTCGAGGAGTTCTGCATCCGCCTGTCCAAGTCGGACAAGCGCGTGGAGATGATCGGCGGTTTCAACGCCTCCGAGACGGCCGCCGGCCACGTGAAGGACACCGAGGCGAGTTTCCGCGCCCGGTACGACCAGTTCTGCAACAAACCCGCTTAACCAGAGGAGTCCACCATGGGCGTTTTCTTCGGGGGCCGACTCATCACCTCGCCGGCGGTCGCGTCGGTGGTGGATGACTCCGGTCTCGCCAACAAGAACCTGACCGTCGGCAACGTCGTTGCCTTGATCGGTCGCTCCGCGGGCGGCCAGCCCAAAACGGCGCTGCGATTCGGCACGCCCGACCAGGCGAAAGCTGCGCTCATCTCGGGCGAGCTGCTGGACGCCGTGCTCAAGGCATTCGACCCGAGCGCGCAGACCGGCTCGCCGTCGGAAGTCGTCGCCGTGCGCGTCAACCCGGCGCTGCAATCGGCGCTCACCCTGGTGGACGGCTCGAGCGCGAACGCGATCGACCTCAAGTCCACCGACTACGGCCTGGTCGCCAACTCGATCAAGGTCAAGGTCGAGGCCGCGACGAACCTGGGCAAGAAGCTGACGGTGCAGCGCGGCAACGCGTACTACACCGCCGACGACGTGTATCGCAAGGCCATGTCCGTGCGCTACACCGGCGCCCAGGCGACGGCGACCATGACCATCACGGGCAACGCGATCACGCTGCAGGCGCCGGCCGGCAACACCGTGGCGACCGTGGACATGACGGTGTACGACAGCATCCAGGAGGTGGTGGATTACATCAACTCCGTGACCGGCTTCACCGCCGCGGTGCTCGACGGAAACGGCGAAAAGACCGCCCTGGCCGGCCTGGACTTCGTCACCAACGTGGACGTGAAGTCGGCGCTCTACACGGTGCGCGCGGACCTCCAGGCGTGCATCGACTGGATCAACGGCAGTGCCGAGGGCTTCCTGGACGCGACGCGCGCCACGGGCGCCGGCGCACCGCCCGCGAACATCGGGTTCACGTACCTGTCCGGCGGCACCGACGGCAACGTCACGAACAACGACTGGTCGGACTGCTACACGGCCCTCCAGCAGGAGGACGTGCAGTGGGTCGTGCCGATCAGCGGCGACCCGTCCATCCACGCGATGAACGACTCGCACTGCTCGTTCATGTCGACGGTGGGCCAGATGGAGCGCCGCGGCATCGTGGGCACGGCGATCGGCACCAGCGACGCGGCCGCGATCACCGCGGCCCTGGCGCTGAACAGCGACCGCACGTCGCTCGTGCACATCGGCTACTACGACTACAACAGCGACGGCAAGCTGACGCTGTACGCGCCGTACATGACGGCCGCCCTGCTCGCCGGCGCCTTCGCCAGCGTGAACCCGGGCACGCCGCTGACGAACAAGACGATCAAGGTCCGCGGCCTGGAGCGCTACCTGCGCAACCCGACCGACACCGACCAGCTCATCAAGGGCGGCGTCCTGTGCGTCGAGCGCACCAAGAAGGGCTACAAGGTCGTCCAGTCGATCACGACCTGGCTGGCGAACGACAACTACAACCGCGTCGAGGTCAGCACCGGCGTGGCGGTGGACTTCGTTGCGCGCAACGTGCGCGACGTGCTGGACGACCTGCGCGGCATGAAGGGCACGCCCATCCTGCTCACGCAAGCGGTCAGCCGCGTCGACTCGACCCTCGCCGAGCTCGCGCGCGCCGAGCCCCAGGGCCCGGGCGTGATCACCGGGGACAAGGCCAACCCGGCGTACAAGAACATCCAGGCGACGCTGGACGGCGACGTGCTGCGCGTGCAGTTCGAATGCCACCCGGTCATCGGCGTGAACTACGTCCTGGTCTCCATCTTCGCGACTGCCTTCTCGGGCAGCGCGTCCGCCTAACCGGAGGTAGTTCAACATGGCGACGCAGAACCTCAAGACCCGCTCGGGTAACCGCATCATCGTGACGTTCGACGGCAAGCAAATCGGGCTTGTCCAGAACGTGCGCATGAACGACGACTACGCTCCGGAGCCAGCCTCCGGCGTGGGCGACATTCACGTGCAGGAGTACGTCCCGACGATGGCCCGCCACAGCATCACGGTGCAGACCATGGTGCTGAACAAGGGCAACATGCGCGACGTGGGCATCGCGACCGAGAACGGCGACGGCATGCTCCAGGGCATGGTTTTCGACATCGAGGTGTACTCGAAGGACGACAACACGCTCCTGCGCAAGTACAAGGGCTGCTCGTACGCGAGCGGCGACGTGGAAGTGCAGAAGCACGCCATCGTGATGGCCTCGGCGCAGTTCAATGCGCTGGACGTGGTCAACACGAGCATCTAAGCCTGGCGCGACCAGACCAGGGCCGCCCTTCCCCGGCGGCCCTTTTTCCTTAAACCCCGGAGTTCCCATGCACGCAGCAAGCCCTACCGACTTTCCCGTCGAAGTGCCCGGCGTCGGCGCCTTCATGTTCGCCAAGCGAATGATGGCCGACCATCTCAAGATCAACGTCGAGTACTCGCGCCTCACCGAAGGCGTCGAGCCGACGCCCTGGCTCGACACGATCGCGACGTGCATCGCCGTGATCAAGACCCTGGCCGTCCGCGTCCCCGACGACTGGGACATTGACGCCATGGACCCGCTGGACGAGGAGACCTACAACAAGCTGCTCAAGGTGCACGGTGCGCTGCGAGCGAAGGAGGACTCCTTTCGAGGCAAACCGAAAGCGCCTGTCGAAGGAGGCGGGCAAGCGCCGAGCGTCTAGCCTGGAGTTCTGGTACCGCGCCAAGTACAACCTCACCGCGACCGACCCGCGGTTCCTGGCGGCCACGATCGAGGAGATGGCCGCCGACTACTGGGCGTGGTTCTTCAAGGAGAACCCCAAGGCGACGATCGAGGACGAGGACGAGGACTTTAACCTTGACGAGGTCCTGAAACAGATGGAGGAGAACCCGGAGGACTGGGTGACCCTCACGTAGACGGGACAACATAATCGAGCGACCATGGCCGGCATCAAAATCCCAGTAGAGGCAGCGTTCGACAAGGGCGATGCCGACCGTGTCGTAAACGACTTCGCCGAGCAATTCAACAAGCTCGGCGCCGCGATCGCCCAGGCGAACAAGCAGCGCTTCAACCCGATCGACCGCGCGTCGATCGAGGACTTGAAGCGGCTCCAGGCCGGGTTCGAAAGCCTCAAGCGCGTGTCGGGCGACATGCGCAAGCGCCTCAAGGCCACCGGCCAGGCCGACAAGCCGTTCTTCGATGTGGACTGGCGCCAGATGTACCCGGACGAGCACTCTCGCAACCGGCAGATGCAGAAGGCGTTCGACTACGTCACCGGTGGCGGCCGCTTCCAGGCGCCGGCGCCTCCCCCGACCCCCGCGCCTGGCGGCCGGCCCGCGTCGCCCCCTCCTGGCCCGCCCGCGCCTCCTGCGCCCGGTGGTGGTGGCGGCGGCGGCGGCGGCGGTGGTGGTGGTGGTGGCGGCCAAATGCGCAACATCCTGGGCGCCGGCCTCAACGCCATGGGGCCAGTCGGCCAGGTCGCGAACGCCGGCCTCTCCGCCGGCATGTCCGCGGGCCTGGGCGCCGGCATCGGTGCCGCCGTCGGCATGGCGGCGATCAAGGTCATCGGCGCGATCGCGAACAAGATCGCCGCCGCGCAGCAAGAGTTCATCGGCTATGACACCCTCAAGCGCCAGCTCGGCGACGTGGGGGTCAGCTTCGAGACGTTGAAGGAGTCGCTGCGCGAGGCGTCGCGCGGCCTCGACATGACGTTCGAGGAGGGCCAGAAGCTCGGCTCGCAATTCGCGAAGCTGTCGGGCATGACCGCGGACCAGTACAAGACCCTGGCCGAGGAGGTCAACACGGCCGGCGGCTTCGGTCGCTCGTTCGGCATGGACCCGGCGCAGAGCACGCAGTTCTTCGCCCAGATGCGGCTTTTCCAGGTCACGCAGTCCCAGGAGGACAGCCGGCGCCTGGCGCTCGTGATCGGCGAAAGCCTCGCCAAGTCGAAGTCCTTCGCGAAGGCCGACGAGGTGCTGGAGGCGATCGCCGGATTCACCGCGCAGCAAACCCGCATCGGCATGAACGCGGCGAACGCCGAGGGCTATACGAGCTTCTACACCGGCATGGTGGGCTCGCGCATCCCGGGCATGGACCCCGCGAGCGCCGCGGCGCTGCTCGGGCGCGCCAACTCGACGTTCGCCAGCGGCGGCGGCGCCGGCGAAGCGGGCCAGAACTTCATCTACCAGGCGATCGGCGGCCAGCTTGGCCTGGACCCCATCCAGACTGCGCTGCTGCGCGAGCAGGGCCTGTTCGGCACCGGCCGCGGCACCTTCGGCGACAAGTCCACCTTCGGCCAGTTCGCCAAGAAAAACGGCCTTGATACGCCTGGCGCCGCGGGCTCCGACGCGACCAACCTCGAGCTGATCATGCAGCAACTGAATCGGGTCTACAGCCGACCCGACCAGGCGATGCTCAGGGTCAACGCCATGTCGAACCTGTTCGGCGTGAACAACAGCCAGGCCATGGCCCTGTCGATGGTGGAGCCGGCGCAGCTTGGCGGCATCGGGAAGCGGCTGAAAAAGCTCGGCATCAACCTGAACGACGTAGACGCGACCGGCATTTCTCGCCTCTCGCAAATCGAAGCCGACGGCTCGCTATCCGACAAGGAGAAGGACGCCCAGACGCGCGAGGCGGCGAAGCAGCACCAGGAGCAAACCGAGGGCTCGCGCACGCGCGCGACGATCAACGGCGTGGAGCGCGCCGTGCAGGACCTGGCCGGCAAGTCGGTACCTCTGCTCAACGACATGCGCGCCGGCATTATGTTCCTGGCCGGCGAGCGCAACGGGATGAGCTCGCGCCAAATCAAGGAGCGGGTCGCCGAGCTCGACGCGAACGACCGCATCGGGCAAATCAACAAGGACTTCGAGGCCAAGCTGCCGGCCGCGCGCACCGACATTGAAAAGGCCGAGGCCGAGTACAACAAGGCGTTCGAGGAGCATCGCACCAAGGGCCCGAAGATGACGCCCGAGGAGCGCGCGGCGTCCGAGAAGCACCTGGGCGAGCTGCGCGACAAGCGCGATCGCGCGAAGCAGCGCATCCCGCAGATGCGCGCCGAGGCCGACGCGAAGATCGAGGACGAGCGCCGCGCGCTCAAACAGGAAATCGCCGCCATCCGCACGCCGGTGTCCGACAACCGCGTGAACATGGAGGACTATGACAAGGGCGGCGTCGGCGGCGGCCGCGGCTCCGTCAACCCGCCTCTGCTCGGCGACACCGAGAAGCGCTCCAGCGACTCCACGACGCCCTACAAGGTCAGCGCCGCGGACCTGGCGGAGTTCGAGAAAACCGACAGCATGATCGGCGCGCCGAAGGGCTTCTCGCGCGCGCAAATCGAGCAGGAGAGCGGATTCGACCCGAACGCGGTCAGCAAGAAGGGCGCGATGGGCTTCGCCCAGGTCATCCCGTCAACGCTGGCGGCGCTCGAGAAGCGCCTGGGCCGCAAGCTGGACCCTTCGAACATGCAGGACGCCATCATCATCCAGCGCGAGCTGATGGTCGAGAACACCCGGCATTTCGGCGGCGACTGGCGCAAGGGCGCCATGGCGTACAACTCCGGCTGGGACCCTTCGAAGTGGGGTAACGCCGAGACCGCGACGTACCTGCCGTCGATCGAGGCGCGCATGGGCAAGGCCGGCACGACGACCGACTCCATCACGCCGCTGCCGCGGTCGGCGTCGGAGACCGAGCAGGCTCGTGCGCGCGACGAGTTCCGCCGCTTCGAAATCAGCGGAACCTTCCAGTTGAACGGCCCGAACGGCATGCCTGCAGCGCCGCCCGTGCAGGCGATCGCCACGGCGCGCGGCGCGGCGCGTCCGACGGGGACCTGAGATGCGCGTCCCCGTCTATCAGCCTGGCATCCAGGTGAAGCTGTTCAAGACCATCAAGCGCACGCTCCTGGACGATGGCACGACGCCCACCTCGAGCCGCTTCCAGAACATGGGCGACTCGATCGACCTGGTGCCATACCTGGGCGAAGGCGGCAGCGTGCGCACGACGAAATCCGTGCGCGACGCCGCCGGCGGCTTCTCGATCACGATGACGGACCGGCCGTTTCACGACGGCTCGAACACCCTGGCGGGCTCCAACTTCGAGACCATGTACGGCCTCATCGAGCCCATGGACTTCATTGAAATCCGGATGCGCCATGACCCGGTAGCGGCCGGATCGAAGCCGCCGATCGTGATGCGCGGATTCGTCTCGGACGTGCAGCGCAACGAGGCGATGGGAGCTGACGGGCGCCCCATGCGAACGGTCGTCATCAACGGCCAGGACTACGGCAAGCTGTGGCAGCAAATGCGCATCATCTACTGGCCCGGCTACGTGCTCGGCCAGGACGTGCTGTCCAACTTCAAGCTGTTCACCCGGTTCGGCGTCGGCTTCAAGACCGTGCAGAAGGGTACCGACTTCGTGCGCGAGGTCATCTCCAAGGTGTTCAATCCGTACCTGACCGAGCTCATGCCGGCGAGCTCGCCGAACCCCAAGGAAATCCTGGTCGACACCGTCGCCGACGTGCCCGGCGTCGCGTCCGTGACCGGGCCGCAGAACCAGGACGGCACGATTTACGAGCTGCTGCGCCAGTACCTGGACGTTGGCGTGTGGAACGAGCTGTTCCTCGAGGACCGCGAGGACGGCGTGCACGTCGTCTATCGCACCAACCCGTTCAAGGCGGTCTCCGGCGAGCCGATTCAGGACGGCTCGACCATCCCGGACCTGATCGACGTTCCGGCATCCGACGTGATCAGCCTGTCGGTCTCGCGCAGCGACGCCAACGTGGCGAACTACTACTGGGTGCGCGCGCCGCGCTTCGACCTCAATAGCGAGGTGTTCCGCAAACAGTACGCGCTGGGCGCCGACAAGAAAACGCTGATTCTCGACACCTATGACAACGCCAAGGACTCGCTGTACGGCGTGCGCCTGATGGACACCGAAACCCAGATGGGCGGCGAGGACGTGACCAGCTTCAACAGCGGCCAGGACAAGGACACGATCGCGACGCGCGACGTGAGCATGTCCAACTGGGTGAACGATCGCCGGCGCATCCTGGTGGAGCAGAACCGCGACAACGTCGTGCTCGAGCAGGGCTCCATGCGCATCCGCGGCCGCCCCGACATTCGCGCCGGCAGCTACGTGAACCTCAAGCGGGGCACCTTCTCGGCCGAGTACTACGTGCCCCAGGTCTCGCACGAGTACATGCCGATGCAGGGATTCTTTTCGACCGTCTCCCTCGAGCGCGGCACCGGGTTCGTGGAGCGCGCCAAGCGCGACGGCGGAGCATCGACGCCGTACCTGGCCGAGATGGCGAGCGGAGACACTAAATGAGCCTGCGTCTGGGCCGCGTCGCGGCAGTTCACCCCGAAGATCACAGCGTCGACCTGGTCATGACGGACGACGGCTCGCGCCTGGCCGGCGTGCAGGTCATGTCCGGCGCGGCGACGACGAACACCGGCAGCAACGACCTGGCGGACATTTCGATTCCATCGAGCGGCGACCCGTGGGACCTCACGACGCAAACCGACCGCGACGCGATGGCCGTCGTCGGTTTCTTCGGCCGGCACCCGATCGTGCTGGGCTTCCTGTTCCCGCAGGTGTGCCAGATGACGTTCGATCGCAAGAACTTCTCCGTCCACCGTCACCCGTCCGACGTGTACGTGGCGATCGACAACGACGGCAACACCGAGGTCTACCACCCCAGCGGCACCTTCCTGCGCATCGGCGCGTCGCCGGCGCACGAGGACCTGACCGGCAAGGACGTGGACGGCGAGTGGAAGATCGCCAAGAACACCGACTCGGCACCCTATGTGCACCTGGTCACGGCCGCCGCCGGCGCCGTCAAGGCGGACCTCCAGATTGACCCTGCCGGCAACATCAGCCTGGACCACGTCGGCAACCTCACGTCGCACACCGCCGGCAACGCCGCCGTGACCGTCGACGGGACCACGACCGTGACCTCCGGCGGCAATGCGCACGTCACGGCGCCCCAGCTCCTGGTCACGTGTCCGGATACCACGTTCACAGGGCACGTCGCCATCCAGGGCGGCCTGGCCGTCTCCGGCGGCGAAGGCGCGGCCGTCTCCGGCAACCTGGCGGCGACCGGCGGCAGCTTCACGCACAACAGCGTGAACGTCGGCTCGACGCACCATCACTCTGACCCGCAAGGCGGAAACACCGGCGGCCCGTCGTGACCTTACGCTGAGGGCATGCCCTTCTTTCCGCCGTCCGGCGGCATCGAGCTGCCCACGTCGCTGCCGTCGCTGCCCAGCCTATCCGGCCTCACGAGCTCGCTCGCGTCGGCCGTCGGCTCGCTGACGGGCGCGCTGCCTGGCGCGCTGTCGGGAGCGTCGGGCACCCAGGCCGCCAGCTCGGCGCCTGACAGCCAGAAGGCCGGCGAGCGGCCCATTTCCTTCCTGCTGGACGACCAGTCGCTGGGCGTCGCCGAGCCGACGCCGTTCCTGGACTTGGTCATCCGGCCGGAGGAGCTGACGCGCACCGACCCGTCGCGCATCAATGTGCAGCAAACCCTGGGCGGCGCCTGGGCGGACAGCTTCGGCGCGGGCCTGCCGCAAATCACCATCAGCGGGCATACCGGCTGGCGCCGGCGCCCGTCGAGCGACCAGGACGGCGTCGACCGGTTCCTCGAGCTCAAGGACCAGGTCTTCGACCAGTGGCACCAGCGCCGCGACGCCGCAACGCTGCGCGGCACGGACCCGAACAACGTGCGCCTGGTGTTCTCCGATGCCCTGGACGACTTCACCGTCGTCGTGGCGCCCATGAGCTTCGTCCTGCGCCGCTCGAAGTCGCGCCCGCTTCTGTGCCAGTACCAAATCGTCATGGTCGTGATCGACGGCGACCCCGGCATCGAGCGCGAGGACGACGCGGTCATGGACTCCGCGGCCGACCCCGCCATGCTCCAGGGCCTGGGCCTCACGAGCCTGACGGCATCGGTCGCCTCGATCACGGCGCAAATCGGCAACGTGCAGAAGATGGTCAACGGCTCACTGGTCGCTCCGGTGCAGGCGTTCATGGGCCAGACCGCGCAGCTTTACGGCCAGGTGCGCGCCGCGATCACGGCCGGGAGCCAGCTCGCCGGATCGTTGATCAGCGTCGCCCAGATGACCGCCCAGGCTGGCGTCAACATCTTTCGCAGCATCGCCGCGGTGGCGAGCATCCCGCAGATTGCGAAGGCGCAGCTCATGTCCGTGGCGAGCGCCTACTCCAACATCTCGTGCGTGCTGAATAACGCGCTGCACCAGCAAATCTACTTCCAGGACTATTCCGCCGTGTACGGGGCGAGCAACTGCTCGAGCACGTCGGGCGGCCGCCCCATCAGCTCGCTCGCCGGCGTGAACCCGTTCTACAGCGCGGTTCCGACGCCGATCGCGTTGCCGATCAACCTCACCCAGGACGCGCAGACCGCGTTCCGCACCTTCGCCAGCGCCGACAACGTCCTGGCGCCCATCTCGCCCGCCGCCTTGACCTCGGGCCTGTCCTCCATCGCCAGCGGCTTCTCGATCAGCGTATGAGCCAATTCGACCGCCCGATGATCGGCTTCCGGTTCGTGACCACGGACGTGGGGGACACGCTGCAGGAAATCGCCGCGCGCGAGCTCGGCGACGCGTCGCGCTGGACCGAAATCGTCGCGTACAACAACCTGGTGCCGCCGTTCATCACGGACGACGCCGACGAGGCCGGACCTGGCGTCATCCTGACCGGCTCGCGGATTCGCTTGCCGGCGCCGTCGACGCAGGTGTCCGCGCGCCTTTCCGCCGACCAGGCGTTCGGCACCGACATGCGCCTCGATCGCGGCGCGCTCGCCGTGACGGACGCCGGCGACTTCGACGTGGTGTCCGGCTCCGCCAATCTCGTACAGGCGCTGAGCAACCGAGTCGTCACCGAGCGCGGCGAGCTCGTTTTCCATCCGCGCTACGGCTGCGAGACGCGTCGCCTGGTCGGCCTGGCGAACGGCCCCACCAAGCGGCTCCTGGCCGCGCAGTCCGCGAAGGCGGCCGTGCGCCAGGACCCGCGGGTGACGCGCGTCACCAAGGCGATCGGCAGCGTCAACGGCGATGTGATTGCCGTCGGCGTCGTGGCGGAGACCGTGCTCGGCTCCGGGGTTCAAGTCGTGGCGAAACCGTAAGGGCCCAGCATGGCATTCCAAATCAAGGACTTCACGTCGATCGCCGCATCCATGGTCAACTGGATGCGCACGGTCACGACCAGAATCACCGACTTCAACATCGGCAGCGTGGCGCGCACCCTGGTCGAGGCCGCGGCCGCGGAGATTGACGAGCTCTACCAGCAAATGTTCATCGGGCTGCGCGAGGCCATCCCGGTGAGCGTCTACAACTCGTTCAACTTCCAGGCGCTCGATGCCCTGTCGGCGAGCGGCCTGGTGACGGTCAACATCGCCGCCCAGGCCAGTGACGTGCTGATCGTGGCCGGAACCCAGTTCAAGGTCGAGGGCAAGTCGGCGCCGTACACGTCCACCGCGGACGTGACGATCGTCGCCGGGCACACCTTCGGCAACGTGCCGGTGAGCTGCGACGTGCCTGGCGTCGCCGGCAACGTCGTGGCCGGTACCGCGTTCGTGCCGAACCCGAAACCGGACGGCTTCGTAGGCGCCAGCAACCAGGCCGGGCTCGTCAGCGGCCGCGACGCCGAGACCGACGAGGAGCGCAAGATTCGCTTCGCCGCCTTCATCGCCTCGCTGAACCGCGGAACCCTGGTGGCGATCGACTACGGCCTCAAGACGACCACGATCAAGGACTCCGTCGGCAACGAGGTGGAGCGCGTCGTCTACACGCAACTCGTGGAGCCCTACCTCACCGACGCGACGAAACCGATCGCCTGGGTGCAGTGCTACGTGCACAACGGCACCGGCGGCACCTCCGATGCGCTGGTGGCGCAGGGCAGCGCGGTGCTGCACGGCTACTACGATGCCGCCGGCAACGCCGTGCCGGGCTGGAAGGCCGCGGGCGTCAAGGTGGACGTGATCAAGGCCGCGGAGCAGCGCGTGACCGTCGCCGGCGCCATCACGCCGGCGCCAGGCTTCGCGCACGACGCCCTGGCGACGACGGCGGCGGCCGCGGTCTCGGACTACCTGGCCGGCCTGAACATCGGCGTGCCGGCGATCCGCTCGGAAATCATCGCCCTGGTCATGGGCATCCCGGGCGTTTACAACTTCGCCCCGCTCCTGCCGGCCGGCGACGTGACGCCGGCGATCGGCACCAAGCTGATGCCCGGCACCGTCGGATTCAACACCCTGGTGCTCACGCCGCCGGCGGCCGCCGTGACCCTGGGCGGCAACCTCGCGACGCGCACGCCCTAAGCCATGCGCCTGACCCAGAAGCTCCTCAACTACCTGAACCGGGTATTCGACAAGGACCCGGTGCAGTTCCTGGCGCTGCGCCTGTCTTATGACGGCGCCATGAGCTGGCGCGTGAACGACGCCGTCCTCACGACGACCGTGACGGGTGGCAGCGGCCAGGCGCTGCAGGTGGACCTATCCGGGTACAGCGTCTCGGACCTGGCGACGTTCCTCGCCGCGCAACCTGGCTACTCGGTGCCGTACGTGGACTCCAGCGAGCTCTCGCGCCTGTCCGCGCGCGTGCTCCTGGATGGCGGCGCCGACATTGGCACGTCCAACGGCGACCACCTGTACGGTTACACCAGCGTGCTCTGGTCGTACCTCGAGGCGGTCGCGAACGAGCTCACTATCGCGAAGCAGCAAATCGCCCAGGCGCTGCGCCAAATGAGCACGCGCACCGCCGAGGGCGCATGGCTGGACGAGCTGGGCAGCTATTACGGCGTTCCGCGCCTGGACGGCGAACTGGACGCCAGCTACGGCCCGCGCATCATCGCCGAGGTGCTGCGGCCGCGCGAGAACAATGTCGCCATCGAGGAGGCGATCCGGGTGTTCACCGGCCAGGACACCACGGTTACCGACGTGACGGCCTTCGCCGGGTCGTTCCCGTCGCATAACGGGCTCATCACTCATAACGGAACGTACAACTACAGCTCGGTGGACGTGCCGGCGTACGGCCTGTTCGATGTGGCCTACGGCTACGATCTGATCAACGGCGGCAGCTTCGCCGAGTTTCAGCAGGTCATCACGGACCTGATCGGGCGGCTTCGCTCGGCCGGCACGCACCTGCGCGCCCTGAGCCTGGTCGGCAGCAAGATCGGCGACGACTTCCAGTTCGCGCCAGCCGACGCCACGTCCATGAGCGTGCACGCCGCCCTGGCGGACGCCGCGGACGCGCCGGTCGAGGCCACGACCATGGCCGTGCGCCTGGCGCCGCTCGAGGACCTGGGCGTGCAGGGCTGGGACGAGGCCGGCGTCGCGATCGCCTACGCGACGACGTACAACGGGCTGCGCAAGCACGACGGCGTCGCCCGGTACAACAGCGGCTCCGTGGAGCTCGAGGCGCTATAGGGTCGTGACACCAGAATGCCCTGGCAGACAGGAGCACCCTGGTGAAATTCTTCGACCGCTTCAAGAAGGGCCCCGAGGGCCATCTCGTGCTGAACGTGTTCCGGCACGGAAAGCTGATCGACCAGATGGACGAGCGCGATCGCATCATCGTCCCGCCGACCCTCATCGAGCGATTCAAGGGCAAGAACCTGATCGTGGACAGCTCCAAGCTGATTCACGCCAAGCTCCTCGGCGGCGACGTGGCGAACCGCAGCGTCTCCAAGTTCGGCGTGGGCACCAACGGCGCGGCGCCCGCCGGCGGCAACACTGCGCTGACGGCCGCCTACACCAAGGCCGTCGACGCCGTGAGCTACCCGGCCGTCAACCAGGTCGCGTTCGACTTCTCGCTCGCGACCGGCGAGGCCAACGGCAAGGCCATCCTCGAGTTCGGCCTGTTCACCACGGGTGACGTGCTGTACGCGC